TGGTGATTGATTCATAAATCCATAGCTTTCTAATATTTGGATGTCGGTTTTCGAAGCGTTTGTGCTTCTGTTTCCTCCTGACGCATCAGGATAGACATAGATTTTTTGTTCTGGATAGCGTCTTTTAATTTCTTGAGCAATTGAGTCGGTGTCATGTGATTCTTTTATTTCATCAACCACGAGTAATTTGTCACCAATAGCAATACCAATAACTGCATTCATATTCCCGATATTAAAATCAAGTCCGATTCTGAGTGGTTCGTTAGTTATATCTGGCAACGTATCAGTGACATGGACAGTTCGGTTGAAGCGGTCATAAACTTGTCCTGTTGTTATATTACAGAACTCTCCATTTAAATATGCCTGTAATAATCCTTTTTCATAATTCTCCTCTAATCTTGTAATAAAGTCTTGCGGCAGATGTGGATTATCATATGTTCGCATTTTTATTAACTTACGATCTGTTTTCTTTTGTGCCTCGTTACTTCCAAATGTGTTCCACATCCACCTAAATCCTTCTGGAGTTGATGCAACACCAAACTGTCTTTGATTTCCAGAACGTAGTCTTGCAAGTATTCTGGGAAAAGCTCTGTCTGCAATAGATGGAGCAACAGTATCTATTTCGTCTGCCAACACCCAAGCAAGGTTTAGTCCAATAATTCTAGACCAGTTTTCAAAACTTCTACATAAGATTCGTGAATCACCTTCAGGAAGATGCAGAATATATTCAGGAAGTGGAGACTGTCTTTGTGTATATGGGATTCCATAATCCTCTAAAAAAGTTTCAAAATCGTTTTGCCATATATCTCTTATTAATGGTGCAGTAGGTTCCATAACTGCACCTGTAAA